GATAACACTCAAAGTAAAACATTAATGAATATTGCTAATCACGATCTAAAAGATATTTAACTGTATTCAAAATTTTCATATCTTGTTGAGCTTTTAAGCTCTCGTATAAAGCAATTGAATAAATAATTTCGTAAGTTACGTTTTCAGGAGCATCTTCTTTCAACTTATTTATTCTATCTCTAAGAAAGTCACTGTCACCACCGAATTCTTTTTCGGCTTGATTACTAAGTTCACCAAAGAAATTTTGAAAATCATTAAAACCCATAGTTATTCCCCCTTTCTTTAAAGGATAACTAAATTATACATGAAAGGAGTGATTTTAATGGAATACATCGGTTTTGCAGACGCAAACGAATTTGTAAAAGTGAGTGGCATTTCTAAGAACGACTTAGAAAAACACGTTTATTCAAATAAAGAGTTTCAACAATCTTGTATGTATCGATTTGGGAAGAATCATAAACGTTACATCGAGATTAAACCAGCAATTGATTTTATTAAACAAAATATATTGATGTCGGAAACGACATTGTAAAGGAGCGAACGAAATGAAAAGTTTAAAAATTCAATACGGAGTGCCTGAAGCATCAAAAATTAAAAGTGCAGTAAATGAAATCGAAGAAGCAATTGAAGATTTAAATTATGACGCAATCGATATAGAGATAGGCATAGCGCCTAAACCAATTATCGAATTCGATGAAGAAGAAGAGGGATAACCTATGACAAAAACATGGTGGAGTATGGAAGATTTGGAAAATGAAACAGGACGTCGAAGACGTTGGTTAAAAGATAACATCTTAGATATACCTGCATTTAAAGAAGAAATTAAAAAGTTTGGTCATTATCCAATAAACAAAAATGATGAATACAGATTCGTAGGTAGCAAGATGAAACAATTTCTTGAGGATAACTTCAAAAAGATATTTGGATAGGAGGAAACGAAATGAAATACCTATTAAGCTACATGACGATGTTTATCGCAATGATCATCACATTAATTTTAGGAGGTGGTTTTACAACAATTATAGGCGTTGCAATCTTAGTTTTTATCGCAAGTACATTCTTTTGGAATGAGTGGTTAAAAGAGAACGAAAAAAAGACTGAAAGACGCGTAAACGTCAAACAGTCGAAATTAAGTAATTGGGATTTTCTACATTACTAATATACAAGCGGAGGAGAAAAAATGCAAGAGTTTATCACAATTAGGTTACCGAAAGAAGAATACTCTCAACTAATCAAAAGCCAAATAGATTTAGATTTCTTGCGAAGTGACTATGACTTTTTAAATAAATGTTATGAAGATATGCGCGATAGATATGCAGAGTTAAGAAAAGATTATACAAAACAAATACAATCATGTATTCGTTTAGATAAAACGATTAAAACTATGGAAGAATCAATCAGCATTTTAGAGAAGGGTGTTTTAAATAATGAGCAGTTTATTCAATCTAAAAGATAACTATAAACAAGTTTATGAACTCATAGCAGACCAAGAAGATGAACAAATTTTAAAAGATACGTTAGATAGTATCAATGACGCTTTAGAAGATAAGGCAGATGGATATGTAGCAGTTATTAAATCATTAGAAACAGATAACAACGCTATTGATGAAGAAATCAAGCGTTTAAAACAACGTAAAACATCTAATGAAAATGGTATCAAACGTTTAAAAGAAACACTACAACAAGTCATGGAAGAAACAGGCAAAGAGAAATTCAAGACAGCATTGAACAGTTATAGTATTGCTAACAATCCACCTAGTTTAGAAGTGAAAGACGAAAACGTAGTACCTAAAGAATTCTTTACCGAACAAGAACCAAAGTTAAACAAAAAAGAATTGCTAAAGGCAGTTAAAGAAGGACTTGAAATCGAAGGTATCGAATTAAAACAAAGTAGAAGTTTGAGGGTGAGATAAATGGTATTTAATATATCAAGCGCTAAAGATATTAATACAGATAAATCGACGTATCTTATCTATGCCAAGCCAGGTACTGGTAAAACACACACATTAAACTTTTTACCTGGGCGAACATTATACATTAACATAGATAAGTCAGAACGACCTTTAAAAGGCAATGAGAATATCGACATTTTAGAATTCAATACGCACGAAGCATGGAAAGAGTGGGGCGAGTTGATGAAATGGTTTAAAGATAACAAAGATATTGTTAATCAATACGACACAATCGTTATTGATAACATTTCTGAGTTGTTCCGCTCAATGCTTGCTAACTTAGGGCGTAACGGTAAAAACGATCGTGTTCCAGAAATGAGTCACTATCAACGTGTAGACTTCTTCACAATCGATAGTTTACGATTCTTACAATCATTCAAAAAGCGTTTAGTTTTTATAGCATGGGAAACAAATTTTGAATTTTATACACCTGCTGGTCAACAAATTACGCAAGCAGTACCAGATATTCGTAAAACGATTAGGGATAATGTCGCAGGGCTTTGCCAAGTCGTTGCGAGATTAGAAATAAGTGACAAATCAGGTAAACGTGGCTTTATCTTAACACCTAGCAATAGTAAGTTTGCTAAAAATCAACTCGACAACAGAGAACATTGTTTACAGGAAGAATTATTTAAAGTCGGTGATATGGATGACGGAGTTTAAACTCTACGACTACCAAGAAAAACTTGTAGATCAAGCTAGACACATCTTATTAGATAAACCTGGCGTATTAATACAAAGCCCTCCCGGAAGTGGTAAGTCAGTTATGATTGCCGAAGTCGTCAAAAATGCAGTGAACAAGGGGAGTCACATTCTGTTTATTGTTCACAGAAAAGAATTAAGTCATCAGATTAAAAACACATTAACCAAACACGACGTCGATTTATCACATGTCAATATCCTTTCGGAAAAACGTGCTAAAAACATAATGCACAAATTGACACCACCAAAAATCATTGTGACTGACGAAACACATCACAGTAAAGCAAAGACGTACAAAGACATTTACGATTACTTTCCTAATGCTTTACGTGTTGGGTTCACTGCAACTCCTTGGCGAGCAAATGGTAAAGGGTTTACAGATATTTACGACGTAATGGTCAAAGGTCCATCAGTTGAGTGGTTAATTAAAAATAACAAACTAGCAGACTATGAATATAAAAGTGTGGTGCTTGCAGATGAAAGTAAGTTAAAGAAATCTAGCACAGGCGACTACACAAAGAAGTCAATGGATAATGCCATACCTAAAGCAATATACGGAAACATCGTTGAGAATTATAAAAGGTTTGCTAATGGTCAAAAAACCATACTTTATGCCCACAGTGTGGAGACGAGTAAAGATATTGCAGAACAATTTAGAAATGCCGGTATTAACGCAGAACATGCAGACGCTAAAACAAGTGCAAACGAGCGTGACAGAATTATGTCCGATTTTAAAAATGGCACTATAAAAGTTTTATGCAATGTTGATTTAATATCGGAAGGCTTTGACGTTCCAGATTGTACGTGTGTCATTTTAGCACGTCCTACAGACTCACTTGTTTTATTTATGCAGCAAGCTATGCGGTCCATGCGTTACCAATACAACAAAAAAGCACTAATTATCGACCATGTTGGTAACTACGCTAGACATGGTTTACCCGATACTCCTCATGATTGGGAAGGTTATTTTAAAGGGTCACAATCTAAGCGTAAAAAGAAACAAAAAGACGCACCAACATTAGCAGAATGTACAGAATGCTTCACAGTTTTTGAAAGCAAATTAAAAAGATGTCCCAATTGTGGACATGAATTAGAACTTGAAGAACAAAAAGGTCTTGAACACAAACATGCAGAACTTACCGACATCAAACCGTTTAAAGTTGATTACACACTAAAACGATATAGCAAAGATTTAAAAGATAAGAAGGATCTAAAGTCTTTAGAAGATTATTATCTTTACGTTAAAGCAAACAACTACAAAGAATCATGGATTAAATTTAATCATCCATTTTACAAACAAGCACCATTTCCAGTCTTATACGCAGATTTAAAACCAATCAAACAAAAATATAACTATTAAAGGAGATTTATTATTATGACATTATTTACAACAGATTATTCAAACTTAGAAAGTAACGATTTCAGCCCACTTCCAGAGGGTGAATACGAAGTAATTATCAAGAGTGCTACTGAACGTGCAACTAAAAACGGCAAAGAAGAAACACAATTACAACTTGTTGTCAGAAACGATTTAAAGAAAACATCAGAATTACAAGCGAAATATGCTAATAGAGTGATTTTTGTAGATGAATGGAAACGCACAATCGACGGTCAATACAAATACAAAATGGATAACTTCATGCACTATTTAAACGGTTTAGGTGTGCCAGAGGGTACTGCAATTGAAAGTATCGAACAATTACTTGAAATGTTCAGAGGTAAACCAGTCAGAGTATTCGTGAAACAAGAAGAAAACGAATATAAAGGCGAAAAGCAAATTGTCAATCGTGTAGCACCATGGAACTTTAAAAATACTAAATTCCCACAAGTGAATCATGAATGGAAGTCAGACGATAAACCAGAACAAAATGCGTTCTCAGGTGGTGCAGAAATCAATGATGACGACTTACCTTTCTAATATTCCAGATGAATTAAAACAACTTAATAACTGGTGTGTGTGGAAGTTTGAAAAGCGTAATGGTAAACGTACAAAAATACCTTTTAATGCCGAAACTGGTGAGTTCGCTAAATCAAATGATAAAAGTACATGGTCCAGTTATGAAACAGCAGTTAATGCCGAAGGTGTCGATGGGATAGGGTTCTTTTTTGAACCCCCATACCTTGGCATTGATATTGATGATATTGATGATGATCTTCATAGATTTAAGCAAGGCGATAAATTAGACAATATTGTTAGCGAATTTAACGAAGCGTTTAAAAGTTATACAGAAGTCAGCCCAAGTGGTAACGGCTTGCACATTATTGTAAAAGGCAAGATACCCGGCACTCGTCGTCGTAAAGGTAACATTGAAATGTACGATAGTGGCCGCTTTTTTACCATGACGGGTAAGTCAATCGGTAAATATAAAGACGTAACAGAAGTATCAAAACAAGTGTTTAAAACAATCTATGATAAGTATTTACCAGATAATACAGTACAATATCCAACTACAAACAATTATCAACAAAATATCCACAATTTATCAGAAATCGATGTTATCAATGAAATCTACAAATCAAAGCAAGCTAAATTATTTGATGACTTGATGAAAGGTAACTACGAACCTTATTACACCTCTCATTCGGAAGCAGATATGGCACTTGCAAATATACTAGCTTTTTGGTGTGCCAAAGATTACTCGCAAATGGATAGTATTTTTAGACAGTCAAATCTATACCGTGATAAGTGGGATGAAAAAAGAAAGAATTCCACATACGGTGAACAAACATTATTCAAAGCAATTAATGAAACCAACAATATTTATACCCCTAAGCAGCAAACAGATGACAACCCACTTAGATATGCATTAAGTAAACTATTTGATAATCAAGAAGAAACAAAAGAATATCCAATTCGAAGCTATGACGATACAGGTAATGCAGACCGATTTATAGATAGATACGGCAACCTTTACAAATATAGTTACATTGCCAATAAATTTTATATCTATGACGGTATGAAATGGAAAATTGATGATAAAGGATCAATTCGTAAATTAATCGATGAAATGATTGAAAGTATTAAAAATGAAAAAGTACTTCATAGCGAAGATGTAACAGAAGAAGAAGCTAGAGAAGTCTTTCAAAAATTTTATAAAAAGACACGTGGCACTCAAGCTAAAAAGAACATCATGAATGAACTCATGCATCGACGACCTGCTACACCTGATGACTTTGATAGAGATGACATGCTTATAAATGTCGCGAATGGTTATATTGATTTAACTTCAAGAGAACTTTATAAACACGATATCAATAAAATGTTTTCACAAATTACTAACACTGATTATACAGAAAAAATGCAACCAGCAGTATGGTTAGACTTCTTAAACGATATTTTTGCAGGTGATCAAAAAGTTATTCGCTACATTCTAAAAGCGTTAGGTTATTCACTTACTGGTAGTACAAGAGAACAAATCATGTTCATTCTATTTGGTAAAGGTCGTAATGGTAAAAGTATCTTTGTAGAAGTTATTTCTGAAATACTTGGGGATTATTCCAACAACATGCAAGCAAAGTCATTAATGGTTAAGAAAAACGACAATGTTAATACCGACATTGCACGTTTAAGTAAAGCGAGATTTGTAACAAGTTCTGAACCAAATGAAGGTTTTCGTTTTGATGAAGGTTTAATAAAACAATTAACTGGTGGAGATAAGGTTACTGCAAGATTCCTATATGCAGAAGAATTTGAATATACACCGAAATTTAAAATATGGGTGTCTACTAACCACAAACCTATTATTCGTGGTACCGATGATGGTATTTGGAGACGTTTAGTTTTAATTCCATTCGATGTACAAATACCTGAAGAAAAAGTCGATAAAGATCTTAAATATAAATTATTAAGAGAAGCACCGGCGATTTTAAATTGGATGGCCGAAGGTGCATACATGTGGATGCAGGAAGGCTTAGAAATGCCAGATAAATTGAAAGCAGCAAGTAAAGCGTATCGTACTGAAATGGATGTTATCGAACAGTTTATTGAAGATGAATGTAAACGAGTAGATGACGGAAAAGAAAAAGCTAATGAGTTATACGAATTATATAAACAGTGGGCAAACGACAACGGTAATTACAAAATGAGTAACAAAGATTTTGGAATAAAAATGAAAGAAAAATTTAAATACAAGAAAACTAATTCTGGAATGTTTTACTTCGGTTTGAAAATTCCAAGTAAATATCCCGGTCTTGAATCAATAAATTAAGTGACGGGTAGTGACGGGAAAAGTGACGGGTCAAAAATCAGTACAAATGCCTTTATATCAATGTTTAACCCTTATTTTTTTATAAAGTGACGGGTGGTTAATATAAAAGTGCAATACAAAAATATAAAGAAATATAAAAATATATGAAAGTTTTTCCAACGCCTCCCGTCACCTTTGTGGACAAACCTAGAGCGCGTAAGGGTTAAAGGCGATTTTCTCCCGTCACGTTACCCATCACTTTTTATAAATGGAGGCAATAACGTGGACGATAAAAAAATTATACAAATTATAAATACAAGTAGAAAAATGAATGCTTTATATGATAACGAAGATGGAACTACATTCGAAAGTCCAATTGTTTGTTTAGCATTGGTTGAATTAGAAGATGGCGAGAGATATGTGGAATTAATGAGCATAACAGATGGTGACGGTGATATTGATTTTTCTGGGATGGATGAATCTAATTTTCTAGGTGTAAAAATTTATGACTGAACATAAAATACAGAACGATATTATCTTAGCAATCAATCAACGTGGACACAGGTTATGGCGTGCAAATGCTGGAAAAGTCATAACTAAAGATAATCGCATTATTAAATTACTACCGAAAGGGTTTCCGGACACATTCGGATATCGTAAATCGGACGGTAAGTTTATTGCAATTGAAGTAAAAACAGAAGCAGGAAGATTAAGACCTGAACAAATTAAATTTAAAGAATTTGCAGAAACGCAAAATATACTGTACGGCGTAGCACGCAGTGTGCAAGATGCGATCAAAATTATAGAAGGTGATTAATTTTGAGTTTACTTACGCATTATCATAAAAAGTTTTATTTATTTAATGAACGGCAGGAAGTCATGGCAAGCGTCGTACCTTTAACTAATGATATTTATAACTTAGGTAACTTAGCAGGTATGCACTTTCAAAAAGTTTTTAATGACAATGTTAATACTGAATAAAAGAACACAATTTACATCGTGTGGAGGAGATAGAGTGAATGCGAGAGAGGAAATAGTCACAGTAAACGCTACAGTGAAAATCAAATGTAAGTTTCCGGTATGGCTTAATAAGCATACTACTGTAGAAGATGAAAAAGAGAAATTACTCGATGTGATTGCGGAGAACCCAGAAAAAGAATTGATGAACGAGAATTTTGAATTTATAGATTTAGTTGAGGTGGACTAAATGAAAAACATTAGAGTAGGCAAACAAACTTTTGTGATGACTGAAAAAGATGAAATGAAAATGAAAGAAAGTGGCGTAAATATGTATGGCGTCAGACAAAGAATAAATAAGGGCTGGGATTTTTACGACGCAATTGAAGCGCCAGTCGGTATGCGTCGCAAAGAATGGAATGCACTAAAAAGAATGGAACGAGCCGAAAGTTTAAAAGAACGTATCCAAAGACGAAGAATGGAAGAACTAAGACGTAAGAAACCTCACTTGTTCAACGTGCCTCAAAAACACCCTCGTGGTAAGTGGTGCAAACATCTTATGGAGAATGACATCTTTATTAAAAAGGTAGTCGGATAAATGGATAGAGTTTTATTTCATGAATTGCAGGTTGGCGATAACATTTGGTTTAAAAACCCGTATGCCTCGTTTAGCCACTGGGGTACTGTAGAGAGCCTTGATTTTAATTTTGAGGGTAACATCATACGTAAATGTAAAAGTGGGCGTAGAAACGGTTCTGAGAGCTTATGAGAACTACACATTTATTAAGGAGGATTAAATATGGTGAAGATAAAAGAAATACAAACAGATGGCACATACACTATTTACGATAGCAATGACAACAGCATAAACATCACTAAAGAGGAATTTGAAGAAATCAAGCAGTACAGCATTGATAGTGAATATAATTTTTTAAGTAGTGAAGATACGCAAGCGTAGAGGAGGAGAAACAATGACAAAGATTAAAGTAGAAAAGCAAATGACGTTACCAGAGTTGATTAAGTATGCATGGAAGAATGATATTAGAAATAAAAATTATCATAGTAACACAGACGAATTTGTTACTGTGAATTTTGATGTATTAGGCCATGTAAGGCTTTCTGAAAGTATTGCACAATTAGAAAAATTCACAGTAGAAGTTGAGGAAGAAATTGATGAAAATACAGTGTTTCCAGGTTTAGTAATTAATTTCAAGAGAGGAAGTAGGACTTTCTTCGTAATGGAAAAAGACGTCAGTGTGAATGATGTTTTACAAGAAAGAATACTGCTTTACGATGCAACTGCAAAATCTATAAATCTTATCAATGATGACGATACTATGACTTTAATTTGGAAGGACGGTGAGATGATGGAATGACTTCTAATTTTGACAATTTAGAATTCAATCTATTATCAGATAGCTACACAGTACCTAGAAAAGAAATGATTGAACTAGAAATAGCTATGAACAACCTAACTAGAGAACGTGACGAACTTATAAAAGAAAACGAGAAATTACGCAAACTAATGGAGGATAAATAAATGACTAACACATTAGAATTTAAAAAATTATCAGAGAACGCAACAATGCCAACACGAGCTAACGAATTTGACTCCGGTTTGGACTTATATGTATCAGAAACAATCACTATTCCAGCGCATACAACAACAATAGTTAAAACAGATATAGCAATTAATCTGCCTTATGGGTATGAGGCACAGGTAAGGCCACGTTCAGGCAAATCACTTAAAACGAAGTTACGTGTAGCATTAGGAACTATAGATAAAACATATCACAAAGAAATAGGTATTATCACAGACAATATAGGCGATGAAGACATCACAGTAGAAAAAGGTGAAAGACTAGCACAGTTAGTTGTAGCACCAGTTGTATATCCTACACCCAAAGAAGTTAAGGAGTTTGAAAATGAAAGCAACAGAGGAGCATACGGAAGCACAGGAGAATAAAGATATAGTAGCAGAGGTTAAAAGAATATTAGGTAAGGAGTGAATAGAATGATTAAACGCATATTAAAGATTTGGTTTACTATCGCAGTGTATGAAATAGGTAAATGGTTAGGCAGAGAGTTGTATTACAAGTTAAGTGCGAATGACGAAGTAGATAAGGCGCCGAATGATTATGCGAATGAAAGTGACCAATATGATATTAACGGAGTAAGACGATGACAGGTTGGATTGTACTTATACCTATCGCTTATCTCATTTGGATTGTAGTTAAGTCGGAGGAGGGTAAGAAGTGACTTTGAGAAAATCAACGCAACGTTATTTAGAAAGTGAATTGAGTAATTACAATCATATAGACAAAGACATTAAACGGGTGAGAGAAGAAGTGCTAAATCCGTGGAAGCCTACAGATACAAACATCGGTGGTGATAGAACACATAGGAATGTTAGCGTTACGGAAATAAAAGCAACTCGCGTTGTAAATGACAGACGCTTATCTCAATTGGCAAGAATGAAATCAGCGATAGATATTGTATATCAAACAAGTAGTAAAGAGAGTCAACAGCTTATGGATATATATTACTTTAAAAAGCCTAGAACATTAAATCTTACAGGTGTTGCTCAAGAAATATGTGTAAGTAAGTCAACAGCTTATGAGTTAAGAAAAGAAATACTTATTAGATTAGCAGATGAGTTAGGTATTATGCATTAGTTTTGGAAAAAGTCTGGAAAAATAACGTCACTAACGCTGTTATTATGATAGTGTGAAGATTAACACTTCACAGCATAATTCACTCTTATTAGATATAAGTCTTAAACCTTTCTAACATTTTTACTCCTTGAAAAAGTGTATTGAGTTATTATTTTCTCCTAAGTAGCCTATCCGATAGAAAAGTCGGGTAGGTTTTTGTATGCTGATATGACATTCGAAACGTGTGATATGAGTGTATAAACGCTTTAATATTCTTTAATTTGGAGGTGATTTGAGAAGTGAACTCAAAACAATTGAAAGCAATCGCATTAATGGTGGAGGGCAACTTAAATCAAAAGCAAATTGCCGAAGAGTTAAATGTGTCCGTTCAATCTATAATAGCGTGGAAGAAGAAGCCAGAATTTCAAGAAGAGTTACTTAATGCTGAACGTAATCTACTAAAAGGACTGACAAGTAAAGCGATTAAGACGATGGAAGATTTATTGACTGCCAAAAGTGAGTTGGTTAGATACAACGCAGCAAGTGACATCTTAGACAGAACAGGGCATAAGCCTACCGATAAAGTTGAGGCAGAGGTCATTACTCCGACTTTCATAAACGATGTGCCAGCCAATGACTGATAAAACGTTAAGTATTACAAAAACTATCGGTGGTGGGTACAATGAGTTCTGGCACAACAAAAACTTTTACAGAGTTGTGAAAGGTTCTAGGGGTAGTAAGAAAAGTAAGACAACAGCACTTAACTTTATTTACAGGTTGATGGAATATGAATGGGCTAACCTGCTTGTAGTTAGACGTTTCAGTAATACAAATAAACAATCAACATATACAGATTTGAAGTGGGCTACTAACCAATTAGGTGTAACCCACTTATTTAAGTTTAACGATAGTTTACCAGAGATTACTTACAAGCCAACTGGCCAGAAGATATTATTTAGAGGATTGACATACTAGTTCTCTTTAAACTCCTTTAATTCGGTGGAACTCCTAACATTAAGTTGAGGACAATACCGAGCGAAGATTCATTGACGATAAACATTTAAAACGGGTATAATGACCCTATACTGTTATAGAGGTGATTATATGTATTTAGTTTATTTGTTTAGAGAAAAAAGTAACAACGAAGTGATCTATGTGGGAAGTTCTTCAAGACCTTCAGCTAGGTTGAAAGAACATAATCATCAACTCAACGGAATAAAAAAACCTAGCAACATACACAAATATATGATTGAAAAAGATTTGAAACTTTATAAAGACGTATCAGTTGAGTGGGTAGATTGTGCAGATAATAAAGAGGAAATGCTGAAACTTGAGGAAAAGTATTACTACCGCTATTTAAAAACTATTAAAAACGAAAGACCAGCAGAAATTAGAAACGGTTTTTATAATCCCAGAAAACGCAAAGTTAAATGTATAAACGACGGTAGAATTTTTAAAACCGTTACTGATTGCGCTGAATACTACGGAAAAGGTAGAACAACAATCGGTAATGTATGTAGAAAAGAAAAACCTTACACATGGATTAATGAAGAAAGATATTTTTTCGAATATGTCATTGAATAACGTGTAACGACTATCGAAAGCGTACAAAAGGCACTCATTAAATTGAGTGTCTTTTTTGTGCAGTTAGTAGAGTACACCTAAGTAGGTGGAAACAGGGAGCATTGCATTAGCAATGAAGATATAGTCTGAACTGTATGGAAACATACAGAGAATGTGTAACGAGCATTCGTAACAAATTGTAGATGACCCTTTAAAGATTACATCAATCACTGTGGATAAAGGGATATTGAGTTGGTGTTGGATAGAAGAAGCGTATCAAGTTGAAACCTACGATAAATTTGCAACACTTGTTGAATCTATTCGTGGTAGCGTCGATAGTCCTGATTTCTTCAAACAAATTACAATTACATTCAACCCTTGGAGTGAGCGTCACTGGCTTAAACCTACATTCTTTGATGAAGATACTAAGCTAAACAATACCTTTTCATACACGACAACCTATCGAGTGAACGAATGGCTTGATGAGGTCGATATTGCACGTTATGAGGACTTGTATCGTACAAACCCTAGACGTGCAAGAATTGTATGCGATGGGGATTGGGGCGTTGCTGAGGGGCTTGTGTTTGATAATTTTGAAGTGAAAGAGTTTGATTGGTTGAAAGTGTATAAACGAACACAAGAGAAAGCGCACGGAAGTGATTTTGGGTTTACTCACGACCCGACAACATTAATCAGCACCGTTGTGGACATAAAGAACAAAGAATTGTGGATATACGACGAACACTATGAAAAAGGTATGCTCACTGATGAGATATATCAAATGTATGTAGATAAAGGATATAAAGATGCGCTTATTGTTGCAGATAGTGCAGAGAAACGTTTGATTGCAGAGATTAAGCGTAAAGGTATTCCTAACATTAAACCATCAATTAAAGGTCAAGGTTCAATCATGCAAGGTGTTCAGTTCATACAAGGTTTCAAGATATATGTACATCCAACTTGTGTGCATACGATTGAAGAATTGAACACTTACACGTTTGACCAAGACAAAGAAGGTAATTGGTTAAACCAACCTATCGACAGAAACAACCATTTGCTCGATGGATTACGCTATTCCCTAGAACGTTTCCATTTGCCTCATAAACAAACGAAAGCAAACGTTAGGAAGAATATTAGCACAATCAAATCAATGGGCTTATAAGGAGGGATAACGCTTGTTAAAAGTAAATGAATTTGAAAGAGATGCAGAGTACCGACAACATCGAGATAAGATATATAGACGTGATGCAGTAGAAACATATCGTTACGACGGTAACTTAAACGATTTATTAGATGATTACGATTTTATAAGTGAATGTATTGAACATCATTTAGAAGCGCAGGTACCTAGATTGCAAATGCTTGATGATTACTATCAAGGACTTAACTTCAACATCTTGCGTAATCGTAGACGTAGAGAAAGACATTTAGCAGATAACCGGGCAGCACATGATTTTGCGTCATATATTGCTGATTTCATTAATGGCTATTGTTTCGGCCATGCAGTACAAGTACAAACAGAAGATGAAAGTACACAAGAGAAGATTAACGGACTACATAAGCTGAACGACATCGACACACATAATCGTTCAATCGGTTTAGACTTATCTATCTTTGGTCGCGCTTATGAGTATATTATCCGTAATCAAGATGATGAAGTGAGATTATACAAATCTGATCCACGCAATACATTTGTGATTTACGATAATACGATTGAACAGAATAGCTTAATTGCAGTGAGATATTGGCAAACAGCCATAAGGGAACAAGAAGATACAGACATTTATAATGTGGATGTTATTACACCTAACGCAACTAACTTCTTTATTGCGAATAAATCTACTAACTTGAAGTTAGAAGAACGTAGACCAGCAGAACCGCATTCATTCGGTAAAGTTACAATCACAGAGTTTAGCAATAATGAAAAGCGTCGTGGAGACTTTGAGAAAGTTATCCCACTTATCGACTTATACGACAATGCACAATCAGACACAGCTAACTACATGAGCGATTTAAACGATGCGATGTTACTTGTTGTCGGCAATATGGAATTAGATAGCAATACAGCACAATTACAAAAAGATGCGAATGTGTTCCACCTAGTGCCGCCTGAATATACAACAATGGACGAGAAAACGACTGAGGGCAATGTAGACGCTAGATACATCTATAAAGAATACGATGTAAATGGCGTTGAGTCATATAAAGACAGAATTAGTCGTAACATTCATATGTTCACTAATACACCAGATATGACTGATGAGAACTTCTCAGGCAATCAATCAGGTGAAGCAATGAAATACAAGTTATTTGGCCTAGAACAACGTACAGCAATCAAAGAAGGTTTATTCCGAAAAGGTTTGCGTAGACGTTACAAATTAATCGGTCAAATTATGAGTATCAATCGAGAGTTAAATAGCGATGCTATTCGTGACCTTACATTTACATTCACTCGTAACATTCCTAAGTCAATTAAAGATGAAATGGATATGTACTTACAAGCTGGTGGAGAACTAAGTAATCAAACATTAATGTCGCTAGTATCATTTATAGATAACCCTCAACAAGAAATGGAACGCATCGAAAACGAAGAAGATATCCAACTTCAAAAGTCAGATGAACGTATCTATAACAGACAGGGTATAGACAACCAAACTGATATTAAGGAGTGATAGTCTATGTCCTACTGGCAAGATAGAGCGAATGAAATCATTGACGAAGAAAGTAAGTCGGATTATGAGATTGCTCAAGAGATACAACGTATTGTCGATGAAATGAATGAAGATATCGAAAATGAGATCCATCGTTTCTATGTGAGATACGCAACAAGCGAAGGTATCACATTAACTGAAGCTAAGAAGAAGATTGATGCAGTGGATGTACAGATGTTCCAACAGAAAGCGAAGCAGTATGTTGAGAATAAAGATTTTAGTGACAAAGCTAATGCTGAATTAAGAGCCTACAACACGAAGATGTATGTAAGTCGTGAAAAGTTATTACAAGCACAACTAGGACTTATCGTTACTTACGCATACGCTCAGATAGAACAATCTATGTATAACTACATGGAGAGTGCTTATTACAGAGCATTAGAGCAACAAGCAGGTATCTTAGGGGAAACACTCCGAGTATCTATCAATGACGTTAAAACAATCATATTCACACCTTTTGAAGGGCATAAATGGAGTACAAGACTTTGGTCAGATATGGACGTTGTTAGAAGACACGTACAAAAGACCACACGCCATGTATTACTACGTGGTAGACACCCTTATGAGTTTGTGAAAGACTTGCGCAAAGATACGGGAGCAACCACTTACAATATGAAACGTTTGTTAATCACTGAAACTGCTAGAGTACAAACACTAGCTTCTAAAAAGCACATGTTAGAGCAACATGGACAAGATGCAGAATATGAATATCATGCAAAACTAGATAGCAAAACAACAAAAACGTGTAGAGGTTTAAACGGTAAAGTATTCAAAGTTAAAGATATGCAACCGGGTGTAAATGCACCACCTATGCATCCATTTTGTAGGAGTGCTGTCGCACCATACATCGATCCTGATTGGCGTGATAAGTTCTTTGAAGAGCGCGAAGGAAGATATTTCGGAGGCGTTGTTAAATAATTAAAAGGAGGTGTCGTAATTGGCAGAAGATAATAATCTTACAAATACTCCGCCAGTTACTAACGAAGGTGTAGCAAAAGAAATCGTTGATAATTCCGTGGGGGATTATGAAGATGCTGATTGGGAAGAAGAAGAAGTGCTAGACACTGATTTCAGTGATGAAGAAGATGGCATGTATGAAGATGACTTCATGGAAGATGACGACGAATTTGAAGAAGATGAAAACTGGGAGGAAGAGTACGACTTTTCTGATGACTTTGATCAAGAGGATATAGAATTCTTAGAGGGTCTAGGCGGTCCTGAAGATGAATTAGAAGAAGAGTACGAAGAAGATTACGAAACAGAGGAAGGCTTATATGACGTCACTGAACTTGATGGTGATACAATCGACGAGTACGACAAGTATGACGAAAGTTACTTACAAGACAGGCTAGATGATGTTTACGATGAATACAATCAAATCTTCAACAAAGAGCCTTCTGACATCATTAAAGATAGTATGACAACACAAGAAAAGATAGACAAAATTGTAGAAGCTATACAAGAAGGTGACAGTGGTGTATAACGAACGTATTGCTGCAGCCCTTGAGGGCATTCACAAAGAACTCAAGCGTTTGAATGAAACAAACCCTAGTAACCGAGCACAAGAGAAAAAGAAAGAACCTGAGAAGAAAGAGTTTAAATCTAAAAACTTCATCTGAGGTGGTACTTATGTCAAAGCGTGAAGCAGTTGGTCCTGGCGTTACCGCGCCAATATCTCGTTGGTAGCATACGTTAGCTACTTGACCTTAGTACGTCATTAAACTGCTCAATACTAAAAATACTGAGCGGGCTTAAATGAAATGTGAATATCAAATAATATCTAGCGCACTAATCGGGCTTAATTGACTGATTGGGGCGCTATTTTTATGCGATTAAACATTGACTTTAGGACTGAACGGGAGGACTTAAAAATGAAATTAGATGACAAATACAAATTAAACTTACAATTCTTTGCTGAAGATGGCGAAGGCGATTCTGGAAAAGATAATGATGATAAAGTGCCAGAAAACGATGACGATAATCCGAATAAAGAAAGTAAGTTTACGCAAAGCGAAGTAGACTCACAAATCAGTAAAGCGGTTGAAACTGCACTTTCTAAACGTGAGCGTAAGCACCAGCAAGAACTAGAGAAAGCCAAAGAAGAAGCTAAAAAAGAGGCTGAAAGCTACGCAAAGCTAACTGAAAAAGAAAAGAAAGAAAAAGAGTACGAAAAACGTGAGAAAGCGCTAGCTGAAAAAGAAAAGCAATTCAAGTTACGTGAATTAAAAGCTGATGTAGAAAGTGACCTAAAAGAAAAAGGTTTGCCTACTTCGTTTGCTGAGTCTCTTATTCATTTAGAAGATGCAGAACAAATTAACGAAGTTGTTAAAGCAATCAAACAAGACTTTGATAACGCAGTACAAGAGCAAGTCAAAGAAGCTACACGTCAATCTACACCAAGTAATCAAAGTAGTAGTTTTGGCAGACAACAAGCAAGTGGCAAATCTATTCAAGAACTTGCGAACGAAAATAGAATTATAAAATAACGGAGGTAATTAATCTATGGCAGATGTTAAACCACAAGTATTTAACCCTGATCATGTAATGATGCACGAGCATAAGGAAGGGGAATTGTTAAACGACTTTAACCAACCTATCCTTTTAGACGTATTACAAAACTCAAAAATCATGCAATTAGGTAAATATGAAGATATGAACGGAAAATCAGAAAAGGAGTTCACGTATTGGGCCGATAAACCGGGTGCTTACTGGGTTGGTGAAGGTCAAAAAATCAGAACTACTAAACCTAGCTTAGTAAGTGCTAAAATGCGTTCTCATAAATTAGGTGTCATTGTTGTTACATCTCGTGAGTTCTTAAACTACACATACTCACAATTCTTCGAGGCAATGAAACCACAAATCGCTGAACAATTCTACAAAAAGTTTGATGAAGCTGGTTTATTAAACGTTGATAATCCATTCACTCAATCAGTAGCTCAATCTGTTGAAACTTCTGGAAACAAAGTAACTGGAGAAATCAACTTAGATAACGTATTAAAATTAGAGGATAAATTATTAGAACACGATGTAGAAGCGAACGCATTCTTATCTAAAACACAAAACCGTACAGCGTTACGTGGCGTTCGTGATGAAAACACTAACGAAAGTTATTATGATCGTTCATCTAATTCATTAGACGGACTTCCAGTAGTCGACTTAAAATCTGATGAAATCAAAAAAGGTGATTTATACGCTGGAGACTTTAACAAAATGTTCTACGGTATTCCTTACAATATGTCTTATAAAATTTCAGAAGATGGTCAATTATCTACTGTACAAAATGAAGATGGCTCACCAGTAAACTTATTCGAACAAGAATTAATTGCTTTACGTGTGACTATGGATGTTGCATTCCACATTGCAGACGATAATGCATTCGCTAAATTAACAGGCGGTAAAGCAGCTGAAACTGTCTAATTAATCTAAGGAGGTCTGACACATGGCTTATTCATACGAAGTGGTACGACCGTTTGTAGATGCAGATAGTAAAAAGCCTTATGAAGTTGGCGATATCTACCCTACTGACATTACAGATGAACGTATTACTCAATTGCTACATGCTGATAATAAATTCAACAAACAATATATTAAATTAGTTGTAGATGATAAGAATACAAAAGCAGAATTAATTGAAATCGCACAAAAACATGGTATTGAAGTATCTGAAAAAGATACGAAAGCAGACATCTTAGACACATTGGAGGGATAATATGGCGACATTAGAGAATGTTAAGCTATTACTCTCTATCAACGATAATGTTCAAGATGAACTATTAAAAAGAATAATAGATAACACTGAAAAGCGTTTGATTAGCTTACTTCCTAGCGATATGGAAACTATCCCGGATAGATTGGAATACATCGTGGAAGAAGTAGCAGTCAAGCGCTTTAATCGTGTTGGTGCTGAAGGTATGTCACAAGAAAGCGTAGACGGGCGTTCTAATACGTTTCAAGCAAACGACTTTGATGAATATATGGATGTAATAGATCAATATACGCCACGAAACTCAGATAAACGTGGGGCAGGTATTTTCTATTGAGATATAACAAGAGAGTCGTGTTTGCTAAGGAAACAAAAGGACAGTACAACCCTAAAACAAGTAGAACTGAGACATACGAAAAGCGCTATGATGCAATACCATGTAACATCAGTCCGTTAAGTCCACAAAAAACAGTGGTGCAATACGGAGACATCAACAAAGACATCAATGTCATACGTTTAAACGGTCATTTTGAGCCTACTGTGACACATGCTTATATCAATGATGCTAAGTATCAAATAACGAAACGAATTGACTATGAACACGATACAGTGTTCTACGTTGAGGAGGTTAAGTGATGCGTTTTAAGAGTGGTGGAGATTTAGACGACTTAATCAGAGAATTTGACCGAATGAACAACACTATTGATGACAATGTAGATGAAGTATTGCACGATAATGCGGTGAAATTTAGTACAGACACAGTTAAAACTGCTAAAGAAGTAATGAACAAAGGTTATTGGACTGGTAACTTAGCGAGAATGGTCGAAGATGCTAAAGAAGGACATCTCAAGTATGGTATCACTTCAAAAGCTGGATATTCGGGAAACGGAATCCCGCCTATGTTGGCAACAGCATAGTGAACAACCGGGCAATATCGGGGGAACTCTTTAATGTATTGGTGTTTTTTGAAGTCGGAACATGGTATAATATACCTAAGAGGTGATACCATGATCAAAAGAGATGAAAAAGGAAATATTGTTGATAACCCTAGAATTAAAGACAAGACAGGTCAGAGATTCGGGAGATTGGTAGTTAAGGAAATAGATTTGAATAAAGCATCACGAAAAACATTTTGGATATGTGAATGTGATTGTGGAAATGTTGTTTCGATTAGAAGTGATACTTTAGGTTCAACAAAATCATGTGGATGTTTAAAGAAAGAACAAGATTTTAAGAACTTACAATTAAAAGACAAACAGCTACACGGATTGACAAATCACCCAGCATATACACGATGGAATGCTATGATGCAACGCTGTTATAGAGCTAATTCTGAAAGATATCCAAGATATGGTGGACGAGGTATTAAAGTTTGTGATGAATGGCATGATGTTAAAACTTTTATAAAGTGGGCTGAAGAAAACGGTTTTTCAGAAGAATTAAGCATCGAAAGAATTGATTTAAATGGTGATTATGAGCCTAGTAATTGTAAATGGATACCTTTAGAAGAACAACGATGGAATACTTCTTATAATGTTTGGTATGAATATAAAGGTTTGAGATTAACAACTATGCAATGGACAAGAAAATTAAACATACCTATTAAAGAAACATCTAGCTACCGAAAGAATGATATTCCTTTTACTGACATTATTAAAAAATACTGGAAAGACAACCCCGAGATAACTGACTAGATTGCGAAAGGCTAGTCAGCATCGTAGAGCATACCAGATGAATAAATATAATTCTGGCACGAGTGTCCGGCAACCAATAATGGTTGCTTTTTTTATTGGTTGAAAAGATATGCCGACCTTACTGGTGACAGTAAGAAGTAGAGGATAAAAAGCCTTTACGATAACAATATGATTCCTTGAATACGGCACCAGATACATGGAACCGGAGACGTTTATGTTCCCGGTCTACCAAGAGTACACAAAGAAAGTCAGAGCAGACCTCGAAAGATTAATTAACGGTTAGGAGGTATGCGATGCGTCAAACGGTGAGTCTACAACTGTTTAACTTTCTGTACTCAAAATTCACTGATCTAGGTGTTCCAGTTATCCGTACGAGTGAACTCAATCAAGCATTACCTTATCCATTCATCGCTATTCAAGATATTAGAGACGATATCAATCGTTTAACTTTTGACAGTTACGGTGGCAGTCCTACTGCAACTATCCATATCTGGTGCAAAGATAATGATAAAGGTAAGAATGATGAACTTTATATGCAGGTTCAGTCAATTCTGCTAGATGAGATACAACTAGACGGATATACATTAACTACACCTCACATGAATTCGAACGAAAGTACAGAGCAAGATACAAACCAAGTGTTGTCACATACAACGATAAATGTAGAGTACGCAAGTCATTAAGTCGGCTTGCGTTTTTTAATACAAAAAATTAGGAGGTAGAGAACCTATGGCAATTAAACAAGGTACTGATGAATTAGTCTTAATCCGTAAAGCCGGAGACCGAAAAGATGCAAATAAAGTAATGTGGGTAACAGAATTAGAACGTGAAACAGAAAAAGACAGAGATACAGAAGCTACTGTAGATGGTCCTGTTAACTCTGGAGGTACATTAGAGTCAACAGTTACGATTAACTGCTACATGAACCAAGATGACACGTTATGTGATGAAATTGAAGATGCTACCGAAGAGGATATCCCTTATGAGTTATGGGTTATCAACAAAAGAGTTAAAAACAAAGATGGAAAATATAAAGCAGAATATCGTCAAGGATACTGGAATAGTATTGACCGTACTAACGACGCTGAAGATATCGCAGAATTTGAAACTGAATTTGGTGTATATCTTAGAAAAGTTCGTGGTTGGGCAACATTACCAGAACAAATCGAGAAAAACAAAGCTGCTTATGGCTTCCACGATACTGTTGCGGCAGATCCAGCTGACGATGGTCTTGTGTCAGAAATCCCACAACCTAACGAACCAAGCTCAGCAGAAACTGTATAATATCGAGGGCTATATGCCCTCTTTTTCTTTTTGACTAAATTTAAAGTGAGGTTATTAAAAATATGGAAATCAAATTTAACGGTAAAACAATTAAACTATCATTCGGATTAAAGTTTTTAAACATCATTGATAAAGAAATGGGCATGGAAGCAGAACAAGTTAACTTTGGTAAAGGTACAGAAATGTTAGTGCCTGCACTAGAAAGCCACAGTGTAGTAGATGTCGCTAAAGTTATTAAAGCTGCAACTGCACAAGAAAAAGGAGCACCTAAAACTGAAGAAGATTTAGAAGCTGTTGTTGAAGATATTATTGAAAATACAGGGCTTGAAGAATTTTGTAACGAAGTCATCGAGGAACTGGGAAAGCGTGTTTTAACCCAAAACCTCGTTCCGAAAAAATACAAAAAGAACAGCAAGAAGTAGACGAAGAAATACTAACGTTTGATCGTATAGTTATCTTGTGCATGAGCAAACTGAAAATTTATGACCTAGATGTTATTGAGCAAATGACACTTAGAGAATTCAACTATCGTATGTATGCATTAGAGTATGAACAACTAGATAAAGATATGGATATGTACAAACTCGCTTTTGCTATTAGAGACGCAGCTGCAGAGAAAAAGAAACGTGGCGGCAAAAAAGGCGATACAGAATATCGTTTCAAAAGCGCAGACGATATCATGCACTATCAAGAGAATATTAAACGATTAGACAGAGGCGAACCTGTAAAATTCGCTTCTGAAAGCAAATTTGAGGAGAATATGCCTCCTAAAGATTTACTTCAACAAATTGCAGAACTTAATAAATAAGGAGGTGGGAACACGTGGCAGAAGCTAACTATAGTATAAAAGCGACGATTGAAGCTAACGCTAAAAAGTTCAAAAGTGCTATACAAGCAGCTAAGAAAGTGGCTCAAAGTTTTAAGAAAACACAAGAGTCAATTAAAGATACTAAATTAGATGGCGATGCGTCAGGCGTTAAGAAAGCCGTTGAGAGTGCTAAAGCTAGTGTAAAAAGTTTTGATAATACTGAAGGTAAAGCAGAATTAGATATTGATTCTAGTAAGTTGAGAGAACAAGTCAATGCTGCTAAAGGTATAGTAAATAGTTTCGACCATTTACATGCAGATGCTGAACTTTCAGCGAATATTAAACGTGCTAGAACAAATATAGAGGCGCTAGAACGTTATATTGATAATGTAGATAATAAAGACGCTGATATTGATGTTTCAGCTGATGTTTCTAAAGCGATGAAACGTCTTGATATATTACGTACTAATCTATCTTCGATCACTAATAAAAATTATGATGCAACTATCACGGCAGATGCTACACGCGCAAGAGAAGCGATTATACGTGCTAAGAGTGAATTGAATGATTTTACAAGACAACGTGCTAAAGCAACATTAGATGTAGATATAAAAAGTGCGACTTCTAGAATTCAAATATTTAAAGCAATGTTACGTTCAATTCCTAACCGAATACACACTAGGATAGATGTTGATTCAGATAAAGCGCAAGGTGCATTTAGATCAATGGTAGCTGGTATTGATAGTTCTATGAACTCATGGAACGCTTTAGCTACACGTATCAGAACAATTGGTACTGTAATTTCTAACATGATAAAAGGTTCTTTAATTTCCAATATAACGTTGGTAGTTCCTATCATTGCTTCGATGGTTCCTGCATTATTTGCTGTTCTTAACGCTATCGGGGTTGTAGCTGGTGGAGCTGCAGGATTAGCAGCTGCATTTGGTGTTGCTGCAGGTGGAGTTATGGGATTTGGAGTTATGGCTGCAAGTGCTATTAAAATGCTTAACGATGGAACTCTGCAAGCTACAGCTGAAACGAAAAAGTACGAAAGTGCCTTACAAGGCGTTCAAGATGCTTGGCAAGGTATTATAGAGAAAAACCAAAGTCAAATCTTTAATACAATGGCTAATGGCTTAAACATGATTAAAGTGGCATTATCAGGTTTGTCTCCTTTCATTAGTGGCGTGTCAAAAGGAATGGAACAAGCGAGTGCTAAAATGCTTGATTGGGCTAAAAATTCTCAAGTAGCACAACAGTTTTTCGAAATGATGGGTACAACAGGTGTAAGAATATTCAACAACATGCTAAGTGCAGCAGGTCAATTTGGAAGTGGAATAATCAGTGTTCTCACTCAACTAGCACCACTAGCTGAATGGGTTTCTGCTGGCTTCAAGAAAATGGGGCAAGCCTTTAACTCATGGGCGCAATCTACAAAAGGCCAAGAGGCTATCAAATCGTTTATCGAATATACTAAACAGAATTTACCGTTAATCGGACAAATATTTGGAAATACCTTCAAGGGTATTTTTAACCTCATGAAAGCATTTGCGCCGAATACACACTCTATATTAGAATCTCTAGCGCAAATGTCCGAGAAGTTTGCTTCTTGGAGTGCTACGGTAGCGCAATCAGACGGATTTAAAAAGTTTATGGACTATATCAATACAAACGGTCCTAAACTCATAACATTATTAGGCAATATAATTAAAATCATCATTAATGTGGGAACGGCTATGGCACCACTAGCTGCAGCTGTATTAGATGTTGCTGTTGCGATTACAGATTTTATCGCTAAATTAACTGAGGCGCACCCTGCTATTGGTATATTTTTAGGCTTAATCGCTACATTAGCTGGCGTATTCATGACTTTAGGACCGCCTATCTTAGGTGTTATCGACTTTATCGGAACGTTTATTAAAGTATTTACGGGTGCTGGAACAGTAATAGAAGCGCTTATGTCAGTAGCTTCGGCACTAGCCCCTGTTTTTGAAGCTATTGGAGTTGCCATTGCCGCAATAGATGCACCAATACTATTAATTATTGCAGGAGTAGCAGCACTTATAGCTATATTTGTTGCTTTGTGGAATTCATCTTCGGTATTACGCAACGCATTAACAAGCGCATGGCAAGCCATTTCAAGTGCCGTAGGTTCCGCAGTTCAAGCCGTTATCGGTTTCTTACAAGACTTGTGGAATGAAGCAAAATCAATCGTCGCACCGTTAGCGCCTATTTTCCGAAATACATGGAATGACATTGTAAAAATAGTGGAACAAGCAGTGAAAGAGTTATCGCCTATTATTTCCGCTGGTTTCCACACTATTGTCGCCGTGATACAAGTTGCATGGGAATTAATCAAAGCCGTTGTCAAAATCGGTATGGAAGTTATTCTCGGTACGATTACAGCGGTACTTCAATTGTTATCTGGAGACTGGTCGGGGGCATGGAATACGATTTCTAAAGTCGGTGCTGATATTTGGCAAGCGATTGTCGACATGGCTAAAAATATTTGGAGTATTTTAGGTGATTACTTACAAAATCTATGGCAAGACATCGTCAATTGGTTCTCGGCGTCATTCGGTCCATTAGCAGGTACAGCGTCGGCAATTTGGAACGCAATAGTCAATGCTGTTATCTCTGTAGTTAGTGGATTAGGAACTTTCTTATCTAATATATGGAGTGCAATTGTTGCTATGGCACAATTGCAATGGAATGTTTTAGTATCTGCAGCACAAACTATTTGGACAACAATTGTAACAGTTATCACTACAGTTGTTACGACATTAGTTAATATCTTAACGACAATATGGACAACTATTGTTACAGTAGCATCTACTATCTGGACAACGCTAGTTACAGTTGCGCAGACGATTTGGACAATAATTGTTACGACTATTACAACAATTGTTACTACGTTAGGAACAATTCTATCGGCAATCTGGACTGGAATAGTAACTGTAGCCACTACGATTTGGACTACATTAGTTACTGTAGCTCAAACTATTTGGACTTTAATAGTCACTACTATTACTACAATTATTTCTACATTAGTAACAATCATCACTACTGTGTGGACAACTATAGTCAGTGTTACATCGACGATTTGGTCGTCTTTAGCTGCAATCGCACAAACAATCTGGTCAAGCGTTTTAAGTATTATATCTGGAATTGTTGGTGTTATTGTTGCAATCGTCACTGGGAATTGGTCGTTATTACGATCTTCTACTGCATCTATAATGAGTGGCATTGCAGGGTTAATCTCAGCAGTGTGGAATTCAATTACAAGCGTAATATCAAGCGCTGTTTCAAACGCTGTTAGTACTGCAGTCAGTGGTTTCTTTAATATGTTAAGTTCAATTGGATCGGCTATGCACGGAATAGTAAGTTCGGTATTAAGTGGAATGATGAGTGTTGTCAATTCAGTTAGAAGTGGTGTATCAAACGCAGTAAATGCTGTTCGTAGTTTTGTAGGTGGAATGATAAGTGCAGGTCTTGATTTAATGCACGGATTAGTTAACGGAATTATGAGTGGTATGTCTTGGGTAGTCAATGCAGCACGTAGCGTTGCAGAGAGAGCAGTGAGTGCTGCTAAAAGTGCATTAGGTATTCATTCTCCGTCACGTGCGTTTAAAGAAATCGGAGCCTATACAATGGAAGGTTTCGGAATTGGTATAAACAATGAAGGAAGAAACGTTATATCTGGAATGGGATCTATGGCTAAATCTGTAACAGATGCTTTCAACCCTCAACTTAATGTACCTAATATACAAAGAGACATTAAAAACGCTAGTGCATCAGCTAATGCACAAGTTACACATACTCATGAATATAAGACAAATCCATCGCAACGTGTTGTAACCGTTAAAATGGACGTTAACAACGACGCTTTAACTCATATAGTCAACGGACAAAATGCAGATAGAGATGCCACATTCACATTCTAGGAGGTCAGGCAATGGATTTAGAAATTAAACAAAAAGATGGCACTAAATACAAGTTGTCTGACTTCGGTTTTCGAGTGAAAGATATAGTCATCGAAAGCCCGGAGATAGAGGACAACTACGAAACGAAAGAAAACACAAGTGGTCGTATGTTACTTAGTAGTCAGTACCGTAAAAGGAAAATTACGGCGCCTTGCTATGTTGTTAGTACAAAACTTAATGATATACCAAGATTACGAGATAAATTCTATGATTTAACAGTAAACACTGAACCTGTATGGATTAGAGAACTTAGATATGCCGAAGAGCATAATTACAAGTTTTTACAACCGACGGAAGATGACTATCAATCGTATGATAAATATGGTTATCCAGTATTCGATCATAATATGATGAACGATAATTACTATACTAGTGGTAAACAGTATCAAGTTAAATGTTCATCAGTAATAACACCTGATAACAAAGGTAATGTGATTAACTTCGACTTAGTTTTTGAAACAATTGAAATACCTTTTGCCGAGAGTATTGGTACTTCTTTAGATTTAGAGAACAAACCCAAAAAAGCGTTATGGTCTAATGACATGTTAGTACCATTTGACGAAGAAAGTGAAAAAAGAACATACACTTTTACTAATGCCTGGAATAACAGTGTTTATTACCACGGAAATGTACCTAATAACGAATTTAAACTCTATAAGAAAGTAACTATCGTTTTAGGGAAAAGTGTAAGCAGTAAAGAAAGCTTCCAATTTACGTTGGGGAAATCTGATTATATGAAAATCAGTAATATTAGTTTGAAAAAAGGCGACAAGATAGTGTATGACGGAGTTCAAACGTGGAGAAATGGCACTCCAATTAATCATCGTTGTACAAACGCTCAACCTAAATTCTATCCTGGTTGGAATGATTTTGCTTTCAATCAACAGGTTAAGTCAGTAACTTTTGATATGAAATTTTATTATAAGTAGGTGGTTATTAAATGCCAGTATTATTTAGCCCTATAAGAGGAATAGGCGAGCCAGTTTATGTCACTACTACAACAACATCAAAGTTAGGTTCTGAAACAGTTGTACAATGCAAATTACTTGAAGATAAATATAACTATAACGTTATACGAGGTATTGATAAACGCTGGACACTGACGCAGTTAACAGGACCTAATGACAAGAGAGAATACGTTGCTTATATTATCGATAGACAAACACATGGTAGAAATCAAGAAGTGTGTGTAACCCTTCGAGAAAAGCCGATTGATATTATCAAAAGAAAAAGAGTGTATGACAAAATAGATGGCCCTCATAAACCACCCGACTTTTTCGAAAAGATATTTAAAGGGACTGGACTTAAATTCAAAGTGCCTGACAATTTGTTTGTTTCTGAAATCAAAGATTCTGGCGAAGGAGAAAGTGTTGAGGATTTATTAAAAAAAGGATTAGAAGCATGGGATTTAGAGTTTGATATACATCATGATTACAAAACAAACACGTATACTTTTAAATTCACCCCGTATTTAGAGAAACAAGCAACTTATCATATTGATAATGAAATTAACGCAAACAATATGAAATTAGAAGAAGATAGTGGTCAGATGTATACCTATGTTAAAGGGTACGGTTCTTATACTGATGAAGAAGGTTTAGACGGTGCAGGTCTTATTGTTGAATTTGAGCACCCTAATATGAAAGATTACGGTAGATTTGATGCACCACCTGTTAAAGATGGTTCAATTACTGATCCTGATATTATGCGAGCTAGATTGCAAGCTGTTATTAATGCATCTATAAAACGCTCTTTAACTTTGGATTTTATAGCCTTGCGAAAACATTATCCTAATGCAGTTCCTAGAGTTGCAGACATTGTAAAAGTTAAGCACTCTACACTTGGCATCAATGAGTTTATGAGAATAGTTGAAGTTAAGACCATTAGAGACGCTGAAAATAAGATAGTAAAACAAGACGTAACTTTAGGAGATTTCAACCGTCACAACCGCTATTTAGAACGAATTAGTCAAGCAGCACAAGTTGTAGGTGGTTTAGGTGGAGGATTTGCTAATTCATATCGAACAACATACGCAAAAGCAAACGCAGCTATCACTTCTACAAGGAAGTCCATTGACTCTAACAAAGCATTGCATGGAAACGCTAATGGAATAAGAGCAATTGTAGAAAAAGACCACATACTAGAATACAACAGAAATGGTAAATTTCGAGTGTCTCATGATCGTGGTAAGACATGGCAAGTTATCGCAAGTGCTAAAAGTGGATTTAACAAATACGTAATACCAAAAGCAACAGATAAAGTGTCTGGACTGATGAGTAATAATGATAAAAGGAAAGTTGATAGACTTCATTATAATCGTCTCAAAATGCAAGGTGAAGATGGTAAGTATTACAATATTACAATAGATAAAGAAGGAAAACTACAAGTTAAGGAGGCGTAGCAATGCGAAAGACTATCTACACAAAACTAGATACTTTATTTAGTGCACGTTATGTTAGAGAAAATGAACTCAATTACATTGCTATAAGAGATATGCTTACTAATATCGAAGAAATATTAGAAAAGCATGGAAAAACTGAAAAGCGAGCACATAACGCTGAACAAATTGTATATACATTGCCTACTGGACCTAATGTTACTGTAGGTCAAGAGTTAGGTTATCAAAGTAAACGAATAAGAAACTTAGTTTTAGGGACTATCGGTAATGGGCTTCAAGAAGTGAGAGATAGTCGTACATCAATTGACGCTCAAAATTTCCCTATACTTTCAGAAAGACTAAGACATGATTTCACTAGAATAGATGAAAAAATAGATAAAGAACTGAATGTGGCTGATGACGCTACTTATCTATTTACTCCACCATTTATCGCTAGCGCAGAACAAGGTGTTAATGAAACACCTAATAATAACGATCCCGATGACAACAGAAAAGTGTTTTACGACAAATTTGTTGACAACAAGTATGTTACGAAAAAATATGTAGGTAAAGACCAAAGTAACCAGTATAATGTTTATGCTTATGATTTCAAACCTCAAAACTATACAAAAACCTTACTCATCACATCGTGTATACACGGGAATGAATACAGCGCATTTTATGCTTTAAGTCGCTTTATGGATTTAGTTGTCAATGAATGGAACAAGTATTCACAACTTGCTTATATACGTAAAAACGTTAGAGTGGTTATTGTTCCTATTGTTAACCCTTGGGGCTTTGCTAATCGAGAACGTGAAAATGTTAATAACGTCGATTTAAATCGTAACTTTGACTATCATTGGTCAAATGGTAGTGGTACACGTTCTACTGGTAAAAACTACAAAGGGTCTAAGCCGTTTAGTGAGAGAGAAAGTAGAAATATGAAAGCGCTAGTGGAAAGTTTAGGTGATATTACTGCTCACGTAGATTGTCATAACATCGTTTCTCAGGTAAGTGACTATTGCTTATTCTATCCACGTTTCGCTAACCAACCTAACAATGTAATGACTGAATTACTATCTGAAATTTCAGATCATGGAGATTATGTCACATGGGGTTCAAGTACCTTAGCTTCTTTTAGTAACTGGGTAGGCATTAATCATGGTACAACTTCTTTCTTGCCTGAAGTATATGAAGGTAGAGCTGGGAAACCTAGAGGAGCACAAGAAATGTGGCGCTCGGTTTACTATTTAGGAAACATCATTGTTAAATTAGCTAAATTGGATACTAACAAAGAAGGGAGAATTGCTAATCAACCTATTGTGAAGTCTTTGGTTTATAGTAGTAGATTTGATAAAAAGGATACTAAACCATTCTCTCTTATTGCAAAAAAAGATTACCAACGTATGTTAATGACACAACAAAGGTTCCAAGTTACAGCTAATGGGTTTGTAGAGTTAAACGGTTCTATAACTGTTGAAGTAGATAGAAACACAACTATTGCTGTTGCGCCTTATGTTGTTCAGAACTACCATCCATATAGTGGTAATGGTAAGAGTAGAAGACGCCACTTATACAGAGTTAGAATGCCGGTTAAAAAAGGCTGGCATACTATACCATTACATGCTATCGCACCAGTTCAATATTCTACAACAAGTCCAGATAAAGTTCACAGATCTAATGAAGTGATGGGGGTTGTAGATATTTTAAGAACAAAAGGTGTAGCTAGAGTTAGAAACATGATTATCAACCTCACTTTCACACCATCACATACACACACAGCAGTTCAAATTCTTAAATCTGGTGGTTATGGTAACCAAAAAGAAAAAACATTCCATCAAGTTTATCCTGATAAGCCAAGCGCATATACTAAGACAAACAAAATTATTCATAAAACTAAAAAGAAATAATAAGGAGGCTTCATAATGGATGGATTTTACAAAGAAGCAAGAATAACGACTGTCGATGAACCTTATTTAAAACCGATATCTGACGAAGGTATCGGTTTTTATAATATGGATATAAATACTGCGGTATTAACTTTTCAAGTGCGTAGAGAAATAAACGGGGAAAGTTATCCCCTAGAGATTAGCGAAGCTAACACTGAGATAACAGCTTATTTTGTTTCCGATAACGGTTCTTCAACCGGAAGGGTTAAAGTTGAATATGTTAATCCTATGAAAGGCATTATACGTTTAACTTTAGACAGTGATTTCCTAAAAGCTTCTACCGACACTCATGTGACTGGTCAAATTTACATCAAAGCAGTTGGACGTAAAGACACAGTTGTACTTAACGAGTTTCGCTTTTACGTAAAAGATGCATTAATTAATCAAATAGATGCTGATATTAAAATCAGATATATTAGAGAGATTGATGATCTTGTTGATTTAGTAAAAGACAGAATTGATACTGTATCGAAAGAATTAGAAAACGTTCAAAATGCTGAAGAAGAATTCATGAATTTTGTAAATACTCAAAAGACAGAATTTGTTAAACAAGTTAAAGATTTGCGGGAACAAATGGAAGGTTTCTCAAAACAAACAGAAACAGAGTTAACAGACCATCTAAATAATATTAACGATAAAATTTTAGATGTCAATGAACGACTAAACTCGGCAACTGAAGGAGTTATAACAGAAGAAAACTTAGACGAGCACCTTATCAACTACGCTAAAAAAGATGAAGTTAATCAGCAGTTATCTAAGAAGGCAAACGAAGATGAATTTAAGACGCTTTCTGATGGTTTAGATGAATTAATACAAAACAAAGTTAATGAAGCTATAAAGAGCGCTACAGGCCAATTATCAGCACTTACAGAAGCCGAAGGTTTTGCTATTAGGTTAGATAATGTTGACTTATCTACTATGGACAAAATTGATAAAACTGGTTTTTACTACCTTTACAACCCTACAAATTCTCCAGATCCCGATAATCAAAGCGGCTATGCTATCGTTATTGCAAGAAGTGACACATACAAAAAAGTATTGTTTATGCCTTACAACAAACACAGAATATACTCTCGTAATATGATGGGCGAAACTACAAGATGGGGTTCTTGGTATGACGCTACAAAAGGTGTAGTAATTCCCGGATCTAATCCAGTTGTTTAGGAGGTAAATTATAATGAATAAAAACTCAATAACTTATTCGTTAACCTTTTTAATGGTTTTAGGTTTTGGCGTTCTAATGTTTGAAAGAGGCTTCTTTTGGACAAGAGAACAAGAAACTGTTATTAGAGATAGCGATTTTTATTTAGCACTACACCACATTATGCCTATTTGGATTTGGGGCGTACTTGCAATAATCTTTAGTGCTTTTATAATTGTTGCACCTTTCTTTTTGCCAACGCAAAAGATGAACAATGTGTTTAATTACCTAATTTGCATTGGGGGCTGGGGTAACGCGATTTTCTATTTTCTAATGACGTCAGCAAGTATTTTTCACGCAATTAATTGGTTGACGCCTTTGCAATTCGTAACCTTTACCATGATTTCGGGCATCATTGGTTTTTATGGGGGTGCTGAAATTGTCAGAAAAAGACGATAAATATGTATTGCGTAGCGAGTGGTTACACAACACAGGTAAGATTTACGAACGGATAAACGAAAACGACAGAAAACATTTAGAGGCCTACAATTCTTTAAATTCGAAGATAGAACGACAAACAGGACTGCAAGAAAAACAATTTGAATCTCAAGAACGACAAGAAAAACACTTAGAAAAAATCAGTGATGTTGTCGAAAGGTTTGGCGATGAATTTAAAGACGTACAATACACCGTTCGTTCACATGACACTCAATTAAAAAACATCAATAAATCAATTTCCGACAAACAAAAAGGAAATGTACAAGTTGTTGTTGCGTTAATTAGTGGTGGTTGTGCAATTATTGCAGCAGCATTCGGTTTAGCCTCCATAATATTTTGAGCTGACACTTCGGTGTCGGCTTTTTATTTTGATTGAAGAAAGTAGGTGTGTGAATGGCTATACTACCTAAAAGCGGAAAACCAACAGCCTCGCAAGTTGTAGATTGGGCTAAATGGATGGCTAAAAATCATAAAGGCGTCGACATTGACGGTAGGTATGGGTTCCAATGTTGGGATTTGCCTAACTATATATTCCAACGTTATTGGCATTTCAGAACGTGGGGCAATGCCAACGCTATGGCTAACCGTAGTCAATATCCAAATAGGTCATGGAAAATCTATAGAAATACATCTAGCTTTGTCCCAAAACCAGGTGATATAGCTGTATGGACCTATGGTTGGGCTGGACATACTGCAATAATTGTTGGCCCTAGTGACAAATCACACTTTAAATGCGTGGATCAAAACTGGGTTGGATCAAACCAATGGAGTGGTTCGAGAGCAGCGTTTGTTAATCATAACTACAACGGTAATGGTGGGAACATTTATTTTGTTAGACCACCTTATAAAGCTGAGAAAAAACCTCCTAAACCAAGTGGTGGTTCTCACACTTCAAGCACCACAACAAAAGATAATAATAAAACAGTAACGATTAAGAAGAAACAAAAACATATCAATTTCACTATAGATGATGGCGAACCAACTTATCCTGAATTTATCCTGCACGATATTGTCCAAGGTAAAGATAGAGGTCATAACCCTAAAAAAGTGACTATAAGAAACGCAAATACAATGTGTTCAGTCCTCGACCTATACTTTGATAGAGAAAAATATCTTACTGATAAAGAGTATCCTCACTATTTCGTAGATAGAAACCATATATGGCAGCCTAGATTAGAAATGTACGAAGTACCTAGTCACCCTGATAATATCGTTATTGAAGTGTGTCAAGATTTATCAGCAAGTAAAGATGATTTTATTGTCAACGAGATACACACAATGCTGCAAACAGTGTTCAGAATGAAATATCAAGGTATACCAGTCAAGCCATCTTCTATTGAAGTTGACACATCTAATATTTGGCGAAGCGTATACGAGCATGGAGATTGGGATATATCACTCAATGGATTGCCGCCTAAGAAAAACATAGACAAAACAATCAATGGATTACTATATCTATATAAAAACAGTAAGAAGTTACTTTCTGAAATTCCTAAAGATAAAGTGAAGACTAAAACTATTAAAGTTACAGTTCCAGCATCTAGTGTTAAGAAGAATACAACTACAACGACCAACAAAAAAGGAAGCAAAGAGCCTACTGTGGTTGTTTCAAGAAGTGCTTACTCATTCAAGAGAGCGGTAGCTATCCAAATGACTAAATCTCCTCAAATTAACTACGGTAACGGGTGGTATGGTGCAAGTTACTCGGCAACACTTAACGCTATGAATTCGCTTAAGATTTGGAATAGTAAAACACAAAAATATCAAATGCTCAATCTTGGTAAATATCAAGGCGTTTCAGTTTCAGCACTTAATAAGATATTGCGTGGTAAAGGTTCTTTATCCGGGCAAGGTAAAGCAGTTGCTTATGCTTGTAAGAAGTATAACCTTAATGAAATATACTTAATTGCACATGCCTTCCTTGAGAGTGGTTATGGTACATCTTACTTCTCAAGTGGTCGTGCTGGTGTTTATAACTACTTCGGTATAGGAGCATACGATTGGAACCCTAATTATGCTATTACTTACGCTAGAAATAGAGGATGGACTACGCCTGCTAAAGGTATTATTGGTGGCGCTAAGTTTGTAAGACAAGGTTTTATTAGCAAAGGCCAAAATACACTTTATCGTATGCGTTGGAACCCTAGACATCCAGGTAACCATCAATATGCAACTGATGTACGCTGGGCACAAGTTCAAGCGACAACTATAAAAAATCTATATGACAAAATCGGTATAAAAGGTGTCTATTTCATTAGAGATAGATATAAATAGGGATAAGGCTGACAGCTCTTATCCCTAAATTTATTACTGGAGAGGTGTTTTTATGGAAACGTACAAAACCGGTACAGTTAATACAATCATCAATGAAAATGGCGTTGATTTAGGCAGCATAAACGTTAATTTGTACACAATGGATAACAAGACATCTGTTATTGATATCCATATTAAGAAAAAGAACATTATTAATGAAAATCAAGAATACATCTCTGTGAATTTCAATCAGACGAAATTCGAACCTGTATTACATGTATTTGCACAAGATGGTTCTATATTCACTAATGAGCCATTAGAAATAGTTAAAGCTGAAGAAGGCTTTGTAAGATATATTATCCCTGAATATATCACTAAACATGTAGGACAAATGCAATGTAAATTATTCTTAGAAAATCCTGAAAATAACGATAGCACACATGTTGCTAACTTTTATTTTACTGTCAACGACAGCGGTATAACTAAAAGTGTAGGGAAAGAAATACGTGTAGAATTACTAGATGATATCGTAGAAAAAGTAATGAAAGACAATGTAGATATCTTCAAAGGACCTAAAGGAGATACTGGAGAACAAGGTCCAGCAGGACAAGACGGCAAAGATGGGAAAAACGGCATTAATGGTATCGATGGTATAAACGGTAATCCAGGACCTCAAGGTCCACCAGGACGAGATGGGAAAGATGGTGTTGACGGCCAAGATGGTTCAGATGGAAAGTCATTTGACTTTGAAAGTCTTACAGAAGAACAAAAAGCTGAGATTACACCTAAGCTACCTGACTTTAGTAATTGGCAACAATATCGATTCACAAATAGTGACGGAACTAGAAAATGGCTTGGCACTTTGGCTCAACCTATAGAAACACTTGAACCTGGATTATATGAATGTTCTATACCAAGCGACTATAATTCTGTAAATGCTCCAGCTAATCCAAGCGGTTCGGGGTATATAGCAGAAATTAATGTTACAAAAGGGCAGAGTGGAAGAAAGCATATTATTCTTATCAACAATTATCAAAATGATATTTGGTCTAAAACAATTCACACAGACGGTGACGACAGGGGCTGGGTTGCTGTTAATCCACAAGGTCAAAAATACAAACTGACAAACGATGATGGGACTAACTTTTCCAAAGGATATACAACGATAAATTTAAACAATGAAGATGAAATTAAAAAGATACCTCCAGGGATACGTTATATAACCAAAACGACTGGTTTGCCAACTGACGTAAGTTCTACAAATGGATGGCTTTTTAAATTGGTTTGGTCAGACTCTCAACTATCTACAATATATTTCCAACCTTATAATTCTAGTCAATTATTACAAAGAGTAACTTATAACGGTTTGTCAGAATGGCGTTATATTAACCAACCATCAACTGACACAGGTTGGATTCCATTACCTCTAGTTAACGGTGCAGCTCCTGACGTATATAGTGACGTATATTTACCGGTTTCATATAGAGTTAGAAAGAACGGAGATAACAAGACAGTCCAAATCATTGGTAACATCAAAAATTTATCTACAGGTTTAGTGTTCGCTCAACTGCCTTCTGACATTACACCAGTCAGAAATATTGAATATAAATTAAATCAAAGAATAGGAACAAGCAGTGCGGCAGCATATTTGGCTAGTGACGGAACTATGAAAGTTATAGGTGCTTTAGAGTCGGGAAGCACTTATATGATTAATTTCACTTATATGGTTTAGGAGGACGAAAAATGATACAAATCTTTAGAAAAAGAGATGGTAAACCATTTCTTATAGATGAAAGTAAAGAAGGTTACGACAAAGATTTATATACAGATATTATGCCACCAAGCAATTTATATTTGCCGGTTAAATTTGACGGTGGCGAATGGGTTGGTACACCATACGAGGAATGGAAAAAACAACAAATTGAAGATGATGAGCAACCTAAAAAAGAAGAACCAGACAACAATAAAGATGAATTGATCGCCGATTTATCACTCGAATTGTTACAAACACAAGGAGAACTTAAAGCAACACAAGAAGATGTCGCAAATTTAACACTAACAATCATGGGAGGGTCTGTTAATGCGTAATATCGGCATTAGATACTATAAAATGGGTTTCTATACAAATGAACAATTTGCATTATTTGTTAAAAGAGGCTATGTAACACCAGAGGAATATAAAGAAATGACTGGCGTCGACTACGACCCAGAGAAAGCACATGTATAACTAATTCGCCGGACTTTTTAGTCCGGTTTTTTATTGGAGGTAAAACATGCTAATAAATGTACTTAACTTAAATGACTCTCAAGACGGCAATCGCATTAAACAAGGTGATTTATCACATATGCGTTATATCTTAACAGACACTAACAAAGATGATTTAAATTTAGATGGATTGCCTGCAAAAGTATTTTTGACAGATGAAACGGGTGTTAAATATATCTACGACACTACAGTTAGGCAATATGAC